AAGGCGCGGTGGACATCACTACCATACGAAACGAATACCAGTGCGATATTACTATTGCGCTGAATGTAACGGATGGCATGTTACATCACAGAAATCGGGGAAACCAAAATGGAAGCATTAATCGGTACAATTTTTGTTCTTGCCGTACTCGGCAGTATTATTTGGAAATATGCTAAGGCTGTTTTGAAGATTATTTTCTTAGCAGCTATCGGCTTTTTGTTTTTGGCTTTTGGTGGAAGTATCGGTGGTTCAAGTGCCCCGGAAACCACTTCAATATCATATCCAGCATAGGAGAAGGAAATGAGAAAAATCAAGATTCAGATTATGGACGGCGGTAAACTTCCAGAAAAGAAGACTAAGGGCGCGGCTTGCTTTGATTGCTATGCTCGCTTGCCTGCTAACGTACCTTTTACTGGCAGATGCCTGGTTCCACTTGGATTTGCACTTCAGTTGCCGCGTGGCTATGAAGCTGTAATCAGACCTCGCTCAGGCTTTTCAGCTCAGGGCGTTGATATTGCAATCGGCACAATTGATGCTGACTACCGTGGAGAGGTAAGCGCATGTGTTTGCAACCTCGGTAAACCGTCAGGATTCATCATTAATGCCGGAGACCGTGTTTGCCAGATTAAGATTCAGAAAGCTGAAAAAACTGGCTGGAAAGTTGTAAAGAAGCTTTCTAAGACAGCTCGCGGCAAAAAAGGTTTTGGTTCTACTGGAGTTTCAGATGGCATTTCAGATAGTTCTAAGACCAATTAGAATTACACAGACTACGGTTGAGTTTGCACTTCCACAGGAAGTTTCTTACCGCATTAAGCTGGTAGAACTCTTAAAGAAGTGTTATGACCGTGGCGCGATGTGTACGTTCGCTTTGAATAGACCGCGCCGTAGCACTGGTGATGGATCTCAGAATCATCACTTGAACGGTCACATAATTCAGATAATGCGTGAACTTGGTATGACCACCAAAAAGGAATATGACCAGGTAAAGACCGAAATAAAGCGTATCGCGCATTATGCTTTTGGATATCCAGCTTTGGATAAAAATGCTCACTTTTTCAAGAGTGAAGCTGATTGCGATACTCAGGAGTGTGCGTGGCTTATTGAAGCAGCTCACTTGCTTGCAGGTGACCTGGGAATCGTGCTCATAGAAAACTTTTAGGAGATGCCTATGGATGATGATTTGATTCGTTTACATGCGGCTGAAATCAAGTCTCTCAGAATGTTTGAGGGTACTACGGTAGAGGTTCATATTCCACTTCATGGTGATGTGAAATATGAGATATCAAGACTTCCTGGTGGGTTCGAGATTCGTAATTGCAGTAACATGACAATTGCCCATTTTGTTCCAGCTACTCAGGTTTACAGTGATTTAGGACATATTCCTACAAAAGAACCTGAAACAAAAAGAGAGGTGAGGATTTGAAAAAGTTCCCAAGAATTTTAGCTGGTATCTGGTTCCTTATTTGGGAACTTCCACAGAATATCGTTGCCATGTTCATCATTTATGCAATGAACGGTTATAAAAACCGTTGCCGGGTGGTTTATGAGGGGTATTCAGTATTCTACGTAAAACGTGGAATATTTGGTAATGCGGTTTGTTTAGGAGAGTTTATTCTTGCTCCTATCTGGAGTATGAGTAGCTTTAATCTGAATGACCGTAAACATGAATTAGGTCACAGAATACAGTCACGTATTTCTGGACCGCTGTATCTGATTATCGTAGGCATTCCAAGTGCTTTGCGTAATATCAGATTCAGACATCTTAAATGGCCGCTTTATAAAAAGCTTTCGTGGTACTTCAATGGCTGGCCTGAGAAACAGGCAAATAAGCTGGGTGGCGCGGAATACCGTGTAGGTGGCGTAAAGATATGAGTGAAGCTGTAGCTAACCAGAGACGTTACGCTATGGCTGTTTCGGGCGGTGTATGTGAGGTTTGTGGTTCACCACTTTCTCCATACAACGCTCAGATGGCTCATAGGATTGGTAATACGTTATTAAACAGGAAAATCTACGGCAATCATGTTGTAGACCACCGTTTGAACGTAGGTATGGTTTGTAGCCTGAAATGCAATGCCGCTTTGGATATTTCTAAAAATCCGGGCGAATGCATAAGGTTGTGTAAAAAGATTTACACTATGGATGCAGGTATGTATGAGTGATACAAGAAAATATTATGAACGTGTGAAAAAAGAATACGTTCAGCATAAAGAAAAGACAGACAGACTTCATAAGTTTGTTATGAAATCGGCTGAGTTTAAGAAGCTGTCACCAGCTCATCAGATACTTCTTAAAAAACAGTGTGTGTTGATGATTGAGCTTCTTAAAACATTACAGGCGCGGATCAAAGAGTTTGAGAGAGAGCTTATGACTGAAGCTGCTGAAAACCGTGACATTCCTGAACCTGAGTTTCAGGGATTAGGTTACGCTCCTGGGTTCCCGATTATTGATGAATTGGAAGATGCTCCTGGAAACGGTGGATTGACTGCAGCTGACAAGGAAAAATATAGCAAGCTTAAACAGCAGGAGTTGCCGTTTGAGCAAGAGAGGTAAGGGATGGAATACGAAAAGCATTATCTTAAAAACTTTGGAATGACTACTGGTGAACTTAGAGCGTTTTGTCGTGAAAAGACAATCTATGAACTCCAGGAAGCTTTTCCACAGTATACAAATCGTGAAAGTGCTTTGAGAAGTGCACTTTATTCTCATGGCATCATTTTCAAGAGATGTCCAACAAGACAGAAAAAAGATGCTCATAGAGCTAAAAAGTGCGAGATGGTACGTTACTTAAACAAAGAGTATTCGTATGGTGCTATTGCTATACTCCTGGGCATTTCACGCCAGGCTGTAGAACAGATGGTTCACGATAACGTGTAAGGATGCGGCATGGAAAACAGGGAGTTCACTACAATTCAGATTGCAGAAATCATCGGAGTAAACACAAAGATGATTGAGCATTATAAGCGTATGTTAGGCATTCCGGGGCGTAGGGTAAAGACCGGAAAGCTCATGGAATGCTACTTCACTTATGCTGAGTATAAACAGATTGAGACCATCATTAAGGCTAAAAGTAAGTTGTTTACAAAAAAGCCTAAAGTGGTCGAATCTGTAAACCTGGCAATCGAACAGCTTAAACACGACCATCCGTTAGTAACTGATGAACGATGCTTTAAGCAGTCATGGTGGCCTGATACAATTCCAAATTGTTTTCAGGATGAAGATTTTTAATAGACAGGAGATTTGACATGGAAAACATTATTATTCGTAAAGCAAAAAATGACTACGTTTGTGAGTGCTGTGGTCACATCATTCGCAAGGGTGAAGAGTATCTGGATAAGATTCACGTAAAGGACGTAAAGACAGTGAAGCATTATCGCTATCACGATGTTTGTCCATCACTGGGAATCAGTAAGTACGAAAAGCTTGCCGTATATCTTACACGTAATGGTTCGATTATTTGTGCTGACAAGGATGGCAATAAGGTAATTGCTTTCGGTATCTCAGTTGTTGAGGATGCTACTGAGGATGGAAAGTTCCACCACATGGTTCGTCTGTGTAACTGGGATGATAAATCAAATAGCTATGGAATTGATGCTGATGTATTCTTGGCAAATTATCATAATGCAAATGGCGATCTTATGCTTAGGGTCGTTAATATATTATAGGGGGTGAGAAGGATGTTTAATTCTATTCTCGCATTTTTCGACAAGACCTGGGTTAAGGTAGTAGGTTGGATTGGATTATTCCTCTCAGCAGCTATCCTTATCCTCGGTGGAACTGGTACGGCTGACATTGATGCAGGCGTAAAACTTGTATTCGGTATCATCGAAGCAATTGGACTTGCAATTGCATTTATCGTTAAGATGCTGAAGAAAAAACAGAATACTACAAGTAAGTAGTATTTCCGGGGCCGTAGCTGTAATGGCGCGGCCCTGGATAGGAGATTACAGGATGAAGAAATTATTTTTGATTGCAATGGTTATTGCTGCTGGTTTGTTCGTGTCATGTACACCGAACGAAATAGCTCAGATGAATTATGAGCGTGAAGCTCGTGAAGCTAAGTATCAGTCTGAGTATGCAACAACGGTAAACAAGCTGGAAATGGAAGAGGGAAACTTTGGTACTTATCGCCGTGTTACCTTCTACAATGTTCGCCTGGGTGAAATTGTTTTCGCTTGTGAAGGTCACATTCATGTCCAGATTGACAGTGATGGTGATGTAGAGCTGGTGGTAAAGACTGGTCCGAAAACATACTTACGTCACTACCTTGGACAAAAACAGGATATAACATACTTCAGTGAACAGCTGGAAGATGCTTACATTCCTGATGACCATAGATACCGTATCACCTGGAACCCTAACAAGTGGATTCCGGTGTTTGAAGCTAAGAATTAATCTGTAGAGATTTGTTATACTTCCATAGAGATTCGTACAACTCTGTGGAAGTATTTTTTTTTATTTATGCAACGATACAGGCATTATTTTACTTGACATTTTAATAGTTTTCGGTATATTTAAAATATGGGAATGACAAACTACGAAAAGGTTCAGCGATGGTTAGAAGACCACATGCTGACAGATGAAGTTTCAATTACATTATTTCACAATCAGGATTACGAAGGCGCGTTAGTGGGAATTACAGAAGACCACCGCGCCGTTTTATGATTATGATAAGATGGTCGAAGCTCTTATGCGCGATGACCACATGACCCAGGATGAAGCTGTTGAGTGGATTGATTATAATACAATCGGCGGCTTGCAAGGAAAACCGGATGAACCAATTATTATGTATACTGATTTGTATGATTAAAAAGCTTTTTAGGAGAAATCAAAGCATGAATCACATTAAACAGAATGACCCTGGATGTATCGAAAAGGTACAGAAAATCGGATGTTTCGTAAGAACATGTGGACTTGCAGCTGAGTACTTCACTGGCAAATCTCTCACTACTGAACAAATCAATGAGTTATGGAAGTGGGGTAAGGCAAGTGAGAAAATCAACGGCAATGATTGCGTGGTGAATTCAGCTGCTATTATGACACGTGCTCTCAGGATGTTGGGAGACGATGACCATTATTATGCAGAAATTGGTACAAAACAAGCTGGTGAACCACCAGTTTATTATGCCTGGGCCGATGCAAAAGGATTGCGACCAGATACGTTCATCCAGAAAATCTTGCAGAATGGACCTGAAGGTACACATTTCAGGCTGGTAAATGAGAGAGACGAGCTTATTGAAGATCCTCATGACCCTGTTATCAATGTGAAGGCTCCAGTTTACACTATCCTTTATAAAGTTATGTATCAGGGTAAGTAGAGAATGCCAAGACCAAGTAATCCACATTCAAAACGTTTTTATCCAGCGCAAGAAGACTTCCTGGCTACTGGCAATGAGAAGTCTTTTGCGATTATGTATGACGAGGTTCTTCAGGTGAGCGAAATCGAATTGCATAAGCTCATGAAGAAAAAAGAGTTCAAGCTGTCAGAGGATGACATTGATGATACCGTTTGTAGTGCGGCAGCAATCGTTATGGCGCGGTATCGTAAAGGTAAGTACATCATTCGCAATCTGTCTACGATGTGCTTATTTGGCGTAAAGACTATTCTGTGGTCTCATAAGCAAAAGTGCTTCGAAGATCAAGTAGAATCGTTATCAGATATAATCGCTATATAGATTAGAGGTACAAGTATGTTTGGTAAGGATTTTTTTAGCAATTTATTCTCAAAGAAAGATTCCGGTTTTACAGATGAATCATTTTCAGGTGATGCCTTAGAAACTCAGACTCAGGCCCCGGAATCAAAAAGCACAAAGAAAGCTCCAGGTGGTTTTGACTGGAGTGACATACAGAAACAGATTAAAGCTCTTAGGACAAGTAAGGACGGTCGTAAGAGCTATTATCGTTATGATAATCCGGTGCTGGAAAAGTATTATGCTGGCATCAATAAAGCTGAGGATAAGCTGCAGAAGGGTAAGATGATTAACGTTACAGACTTGATGTCTGACCGTTATCATTTCAAAGGTGACATCGGAGTTCCTTCTAAGGATGCTGGCGGCGTAAATGCTAAGACATCTGGATGGACTGGATTGTACACCAAGAGACAGATGGAAAAAGCTGGCATTGATGTCGATGATAAAGACATTGATACATCAATGATTGCATCAACTGCAATTGCTGGTATTCGTTATAACCCGGAAACAAAGAACCTTTATATCAAGTTTAAGGGCGGCAAGGGTAAGGAATATCTTTTCCCAAATGTTCCTGAAGAAAAGGTTAGACGAATGCTTAATGCGCCATCAAAAGGTGTGTACTACGGCAAAAAGATTAAACCGTATGCAGTTTCAGCTGGCGAAGCTATGGCAATCGCTAAGCGTGACAAAAATAAATAAGGTGGCCTGGTATGGGTAGTAATTCAAAGATTATCAATTGGTTCAAAAAGGTAGGTGGTAAAATTGCGAAATGGTTCAAAGAAAATAGCATTGCTATTATTACTGGCATTGCTGGTATCATCGTTTTCCTTTTCACAGGAAAAGAAATATTACATAACAGAGAGTCAGCTGATAGAACTAAAGAAGCTGCAAAAAGAGCAAGAGAAGAAGCTGACAGAGCAAGAGAAGCTAATTCAGGAGCAAGAGAAACAGCTGGACGAATCGAACAGTGCAATTCTGAACTTAAACAATCAAATGGACGAATTGGAGAAATCCTTGAAGAAATCTCAAACCAGGAATGTACTGACTGAGATTAAAATCGGTGCCATTTCTTTTGGTATTGGAGCGGCTGCAGGCGCGGCTGCTATAATCATATATAATGTTACGAGGTGACAGAATGTTTGAAGTTTTCAAAGAAGCAAAAAGAATCATTGCTGAAAGAAAGCGCGAGGAATTCGAGCGAAATCAGTTGCTTAATGCAAATACCGATTTAGGTATGCTGGAACGTTTCGTTCAGAAGGTAAACCGTAATCCTGGACTCAGGATAAAGGTTACAACAAAGGATGGTGCGGTATACGAAATCTACACCATTGATAAACATGCTACTCATACTTTTGAGCATATTGACGGCAATAAGTATGAATAAGAGGTGACACGTGGATGATTTAGAAGCTGAGAATCTGGATGAACTCAGAGATGAAGTTGAAGAGATGCTGGCAGAAGCTGATGAAGAAAAGCCTGTTAAAAAGCCCCGGAAACCTCGCTCAAAAACTCCAGAGACTAAAGTAGTTGTTGCTAAGCGTGGACGTAAACCAAAAACAGCTTATGAAAAGGGCACTGAAAAACCGAGTAAAGCTGGTAAGGCAGCTCACTCAGCAGAAGCGGAGCAAAAACGGCAGCTGACTAATCAAATGAAAAAGGCAGTTGCAACAGCGGTTAAAGGCGAGATTATGAACGCCATCCGCGAATCTCTTACTGCTATAGACCCTTCTACGAAAAAAGCATGGTTTGAACGTTTTCTACAGACTTACATGAACGATGCTATTAAAAATCCAAATGGTAGACCAGCTCAGCTCCTGGCAAGTAATTTATTCCAGGCTGACATTCTCACTAAACTCGACACAGAAGCTGAAAAGCTTATGGCGCGAGATCTGGCGTTTGCCCGATACCGATTGCATTCTACTCTCTTCAGACAGCAGAAGCAGGTCATCGAAGACACCATTTCTAAGTTTATCGCTGTTATTTGTTCACGCCGCGCCGGAAAGACCGAGAATAATGCAAGGTTGCTGGTGGACCGTAGCCTGGTACCTAATTCACCATCATTGTATATCAATCTTACTTTCGGTAATGCCGTAGCTCAGGTATACGACCTTATTATGAAAGCCGTAGATGCTATCAGCTTGCCAGTTGAACATGCATCCAAGAATGACGGTGAAATCTATTTCACAAATGGTAGTTCGATTAAGTTACGTGGTAACAGCTCAATTGCTGAACGTGAAAAGATTCAGGGTTTCAAGTATCGTACTGTAATTATTGACGAAATCCAGTCTCAGAAGGGTATCAGATACCTGGTAGACGATATGCTTACACCGGCTATGTCTGATTTTGTAGACAGTCAGCTGATTGTAACTGGAACGCCACCGCGTATTCCTAAAACCTGGATTGAGGATGTATGGCTGTCTCACAATGGCTGGCAGAAGTATCACTGGACAGCAGCTGATAATCCGTTTATGCCTAACTGGGAAAACACAATTAAGGAAATCTGTGAAAAGAAGGGTTACAGCATTGACTCTCCATTTATTCAGCGTGAGTTCTACGGTATTGTAGGTGCCTACGATATCGAAGCTCAGGTTTACCGTAATTACAAAACATACAAGGGTAATATTCCTGGAGACTTCATTCCTACTGATTGTGTAATCGGTGTGGACTACGGTTTCGAGGATGATAACGCTATAATTCCGTTGCTGTATGACCGTAACAAGCGTATAGGTTATGTACTTAATGGCCAGGAGCGTAAGTTCAATCATGCAACAGTTGGTGAAATCGTAAAAGCTGTAAAAGAAGTTATGGAAGAGTGTAAGAAGTTCTTGCTGGAGAGATGCGGCAATAATGCTGACTTCTCTCGCATCCGTATTCTTACCGATTGTAACGAAAAGTCTATCTCTTATGAGATGAATGTTACTCATGGACTTCCAGCTTACATGGCATACAAGTACGACAAAGCTTACGGTATCTCTTACCTTGCTGAGTGTGTACGTGGTGAAGGTGGCGCGGTTATCTATGTTCCAGAGGATGGTGTTTGTGCTGACGAAATGGAACGTACTGTTTACAAGCGTGATGACCAGGATAAAATCCTCACCGAGATTGATGATGAATTGTTCCACCCAAATGCGATGGATGCTCTTCTTTATGCAAGTAGACAGTTCGCTTTCGATTGCGGTGCTGATTCTGGTGGAGAAGCAAGCCGTATATGACACGTAAACAGGAGAAGGCTAAGTTTCGTAAAACAAAAGCCTGGAATGATTTCCGTAAAAAGATGTTTGAGCTTTCCGGCGGCGTAGATGCTATTACAGGCAAGCCGCTACGCCCTGGATGGCAATTACATCACATGGATTTGGACCCGGATCACTATCAGATACTTGACCCGGAAAAGTTTGTATGTTTGAACAAAAAGACCCATGACGTGGTGCACTTTTTATTCAGATATGATATATTTAAGATAATAAAAGGACTTACTGAAGTTCTTATCAAAATGCACAAAATAAATAAGAGGTGACAGGATGAAAAAATCAATGAAAATGCAGATTAAGAAAATTAAGAGCGACAAGCTCATGTTTCCGGTAGACATGTACAATAACGTTTACGGTTCAGTTGTTATATCAGCTGTAATGATGTCTCCACATCTGAAGAAAAAAGACCGCGATGCCATCATTGAAAAGTGGAACTATGCGGTTGAAAATCCAGATGACATTAACTGGACTCTCTCAGATGAAAAGTTCGTAGATAAGACCCTGGAATACTTCGGTGTAAAACGCCCGGAGATTTTTCCCTTGGCATTTATTCAGAGTGAGTTGAATTGTTTGTTCGCTATATATGATAAGAACACGAAAGAAGTTTATCCGCTCAGAGAAGATGGTATTATGGGTTATACTCTCAGGGCTGGTAAGGTTTATCCTATTAATTTTGATTCAGAGGAAAATAAGAATGATTAAGTACGATACTAAAGACCTGGTAGACCGCGCCAGACAGTTAGCTGACCTTGAAAACAGTTCGTTCATCGGCTGGAAAGAAAACATGATGGCCATGAACTCAGCTTTCCAGAAAGTTTACCAGAAAGCAATTAACCATGATGAACGTTTCTGGATGAAGGAAGTTTACCTTGGTAATCCTATCACTCAGGCTGGTAATGAAACCAGATACACACTTCCCGATGACTTCTACCAGCTTTACGCTATCAATGATGCTAAAACAAACCGCTGTTTACTCCGTATGTCTCTTAATGAGCCATACGGTTCGTTGCGTTATAACATCGTAAACAATGAGCTGGTAATCTACGGTGTACCTCTTGGTACAATCCAGGTGAGATACTTTCCTAATCCAAAAACACTTGTACTCGCTCCAGATAAAGTTGACGTAGATTTCCCGGATTTGACTGGTTTGAATATGAACGAATATTGCCGCGATGTTTACGGTTCTTTATTCTGTTATATTTATACTGATTCAAACGATATGTTCCATTTTGTTGCTTACGACATGCTCAAAGGTCAGAATATAGTTGATGGCATCATGAAAGATACTGATGGCGTTACTGACCTTGGTAAGAATACCATCTACGGTTTTACAAATGCATATCTCTCAGGGGTGATTGCCGCTAAAAACGGTTATATGGTTTTTATGAAAGCAACTCGCGGCGGAAACCAGGTAAATCTTGTTTATTTCTTTTACAATTACAGTCTCACAGCTCATGGTGATATGCCAGCTCTTATTCTTAATCAGGATAAAGAATTTCTCATGCTTTATACTGAAACCTATGACGAAACTTATTATGGGTTAGCAACAACAAACGGCATCAAAGTTAAATCGTTAACACAGGAACAGTATGATTTTCTTAATTTTGGTGGAATGTATACCGAGACTGAATATTACTTTGCAACAATAAACACAAATGAAGACAAGCTTTATTTTGTTCACAGCAGCAATCTGTCCGAGGTTTTGGAGCTGGATCTGACTAAACCGCTTAACTCTCCAAGTAATCCATCAATTTATAAACAGTTCTTAATTCCGTTTAAGTATTTGCTTAAAAATGGTGAATACCTCTTGGGTTACTCTCCTGACGTGTCTACAGTAATAGACATTGATTCTAATAAGGCAGTTTCATCAACAGCTGTAGGTATCAATAAAATTGATTTCGATACTGGTTTTGGTGTCACCGAGTACAAAACGCTTACAGAAGGCTACATCTCTCCAGTTATCCGCAATACTCTCCTGGAATATCCAAATAATTTCTTCTACGAGATGATTGCTTATGAGCTTGCAATTCAGTACAAGTCAAAACAGAATGCTGATTGCGCTGGTCTTATAGCTCTCTATAACCAGGCTGAGGAACAGTTCTACGATACGATTACACGTGATGCATTCGCTCCTACTCGTATTCAGAATGTTTATTAACGCTATATATTTATGAGGTAAACAGTATGGGTTTATTTAGTGCAGAAAATAGCGGTTATCAGCAGGCATATCAGAATTATCTGAATGCCATGAATAATTACAAAGAATCCGCTAGACAGAATACCGGTGAACGTGGATATAATCAGTCTCTCCAGATGGCATCAAAGGGTGCTGATTTAGTTGGTGGCCAGGCTGGTAATCAGGCAGCTAAACAGTACCGCGCCGCCGGAATGTCAAAAGGTGCGGCAGCAGCTATGGGTGGTACTCAGGGTGCCGCTGGCTACCAGAATGCTTTCCAGGGCCAGCAGCAGAATGCCATGAATCAGCAGTCTAACGCCGTTACAGCAGCTGGTAATGCAGTTAATCAGCAGGGCCAGGCAACTCAGATGCAGCAGCAGGAAGGTCAGAATGCTTATAACCGCGCCTGGGGTAACGTTGGTAACACTCTTGGTATTATCGGTTCGTTCATTAAACCAGCAAGTGACAGCAGACTTAAAGTTGCTACAAAAATCTCAGCAGAAAAATGCCGTGACAAAATTGGAAGTATTTTGGAAAGACATAATACTAAACGCGATTATAGGGATTTAATGGTGAGGTAAGTAGAATGAGCATGATACGTTTAATTCTTAAAGAAATTGGTGGACGTGTTCAGAATGCCGCTGGAAGTATTAACTCCAGTGGCAATATGTTTGAAGGAAGTGCTGGCAACGCTCCAAGCGATAAAATCATGTCCAAAGTAGGCATGGGTAATAGTGGCACTAACAATCCTACTGTTACTCAGGATAAAGACGATAGCGGCGCGGCTGAAACTGATACAGCTGTAACCGATGAAAAGATAACAGCTCCAGATACTGGAGATACAGATACTGAAGATATAGGCGGTGATGAAGATGCTGGAATCTAAGAAAAGTGATGTGGATAAAGATACTCAGGTGTCACAGCAGAATTGGACTTTCAGACCAGCTGAAGGCGGTTCAATTCGTGGTATTCTCAAAAACCTGGAACTTGATCCAACAAAGTCTAATAAATCTCAGGGCGGCAATGGTGGTGGTGCCAAAATGCCGTCTATGAATCAGGAAGGCGGCGAATCTGGTGGAGAAGCTGCTGAAGGTGCTGGAGATATGGGTGATATGGCTGGAGATGCCGGTGACATGGGTGATATGGCAGATGCGGCAGATGCAGCTGGCTGATAGGTGGTAAGTATGGATATTGTTGAAGATTTTGCAAAAATTGACGCTTATCTTTTTAAGTATAAGCCACAGGCCCAGGAAGAGTTACCTGGTCAGACAGATGACAAAAATCATGTAGGAGTTATGGCTCAGGAGCTTGCTCAGACTGAAACTACAAAAGATACAGTAGACGTAAACCCAGAGACTGGATATATGGAATTGGATATACCATCTCTGGTTATGACTTTAACAGCAACGTGTGCTGAACTCTCTAAGAGGGTACTGGCACTTGAAGAATCACTTGGGGGAAAACAGAATGGCTGAATTGAACTTTAATACTGCATTGCAGAATGCAGCTCAGAATTATCTCAAAAACCAGGAATCTCAGGATAATGCTCCATCTGAGGAAAAATCAGATGAAGTAGGTGTTGTTACAAGCCCTATGAGAGACCTTATCAAAGGAATCGGTGCTTCTAAATCAAATGATGCTGACGGTTCATTCCAGATAGGAAAAAAGGTAAAGGTTCGTGGTGATGACATTTCTGAGAGACGTGAATCACATCCTAGTTTTACCTATACACATGAAGATGAACTCACCAATGCTGAAAATGCATACAAGGACGCTATAAAAGCTTATGACGAAGCTGAAAGCGGCAGTGACAAAGCTGCTACCAAAGCTGCTAAAAAAGCTTATGAGGAAGCTCAGAAAGCTTACAAAACAGCTCGTAAAGCGTATGACAAAGAATATGATGCTTTTGATGCAATGTGGAACCAGCGTGTCAAAAACACCTATCACGGCGTTGATCCAAAAACAGTTGACTGGGAATCAACTAAAGCTGATGACCTGGTAAAAACTCTCAAAGAAAAAGGATTTAACACTGATGAAGCTGTTGAATTCTACAAGGACTGGATGGAGCATAACGGCAAAGGTCGTGAATTGTCAGACGTTGCTAAGAATGCAATTTATTCTGGAATCACAAAACAGCAGATTTCTACAGCAGCTGAAACTGGTTCAAAGCCAAAGATTGCCAGTACTGAAATCATGACAAAAGCAGGAGCTGAAAACAGAAAAAATGTGGAAGCTGAAAGTAAGTCTCTTGAAGAAAAGGAAATGGAAAAGACCGATACTATTAAAGACCGTATCAAAATGGTTCTTGGTTCTATGAGTGATGAATCCAGAGCCGAGATTGAAAAGCTTGCCCAGAATGCTCGCGGTCTTATGGACGGTACAAATGAAGAGTATGCTGAAAACCTTCCAAAAGGTTATTACGGCGAATACAAGAACCTCAAAAACTATTACCTGAGTCACGGTTACAGCGAAAAGGATGCTAAAAAGGAAGCTGGTCTCCAGATTGGTCATTTCATCTTGGATGGACTTGGAACTTCTCTTATGAACGCCAGTGCTGTAATCAAGGGTGGAGAGACTTCTCAGCAGTCTCAGCTCCAGCAGATTCAGCAGGAACGTCTTAAAGGTGCAATGGACCGCTATAACAAAAAGCGCGATGAAGCGATGTCTACTGAACTTGAATTGTTCAAGAAATATGCCGGTGACAATGCTGATTTGGTTTCTAAATGGGAAAGTCTTATGGCTAACAGTTATTACAGAACTCTTGCTACAAGCATTGATGCCCAGAGACGTATTCGTTTGTATAAGCTTCTCGCAGAGTACGCAAAAGACATTGATATGAATGATATCGGAAACCTTCTCAAAATTGCGGCAGCTGATAAATCTGAGAGCGGTGAGCTTTTGAACGATGCTTTCGGGGCCATTGAAAAAGGTGCTGAAGTAGTTGGTAAATTTAAGAAATAAGGTGGTGAAGCATGGACTATAAGGTTAATGTAAAAGAAATAAAAGACAAGCCTAAGAAGATGTCTACACGCCAGGCATTATCCATGCAGGCAACTTTGAGTAATGCTATTCAGAATCGCCAGTACATGGGTAACCAGAGTGCGGTTCCACCTAATCAGGCAAAAAATGATGGTTTTGGCCGCGTAATGTAAAATTGTTGTTGACAAAACCTACGAGGTGTATTATATTTTAGACACGTAGGTTTTTTTGGTTCCCTGTCAAAAACAACTCTCCGAAAAATAAAGCCCTGGACTACCTTGCAATCGGTCCAGGGCTATCTTTTTTTTTAGTCTTCTACTACTTCCCAGATTCTGTCAGTAATATCAGAAATTGATGGTGTAAAGCTGCATAAGAAGTGCTTATTACGATTGTCATAAGCATAGATGTCATGCATACACAATGTAAGGTGCTCGTCTTCACGCAATCTCTCAGGAATCTGATAATAGATATCTGGATCTCGCGAACGGTCATGGCGGCGAATCTTAGCTCCGTTTTTCAAAAACTCTATTACTTCCAGGAAAGTATAAAGTTTAGGTTCGTCATCACATGCCTTAACCGGTTCATCCTTATCTTCCAGGTCAGACTGGATTTTCTTCACATCCTCTTCAGTAATGGTACATCTGAGGTTTGTTTTAGCCAGTTCATAACGTGTATAAGTGGCGTTATGAATCATATCTGTTTCCAGCATATTAACCTTGTCATGCATGTTACGGATTTTATCCATACACCTTGCAATGAAGGCGAATGCTACTGCTAAAATCATGTAAAGAATAATTACGAAAACTTCAAGTTCTCTTACACTTAATAATGGACTCATGCTATTTTACTCCTAAAAAGAATTTTAATGCATTTAATATCAAGGCCGATACCGTGATGTTATCACGCTGGGCCTTTTCTTTGGTTATTTTGTAGACCTCATAGGGAATGCGAACAAAAGTGGAATGACTCTTGTTCGCAAGTGGTGGTCTACCGCGCCCTCTGTTATTCGCCAAGACAAAGCTCCGGGTAAACAACAGCGTGAGCGGTAGCAAATAAACGGCTCTTATATTCCCTATGATAATATACGTAACCGTTATCAGCAGCATAACCCTTTTCCGCAACTGTAAGACATCCTTTTTTGAACTCTTCGAAGCTCATACGATAAATTACAGATGCAACCATATTCTGCATATCTACAGCGGCATTTACGTTTTCTGAATCAGTAACAACAGCAAAGATATAACTATCCAGGCCGCGTTTCTTTTCAGCATAAACAAAATACTTACCGCCGCGATATTCGATACCCATGAAGGTCTGGGTTTCGTCTACATCCGGGGCATCAATTACAGTTTCTCTAAGAGTGCCTGTTGAACCCAGGGCGCGGCTATTTTCATTATATGTACCATCACAGCTCATAGGTGATGTACATCCAACAAATACCATTGCTGCTACAGCAGCGAAAACAATAAAAAGTTTTTTCATGCGCTTCTCCTTTTAACGAATTACAAGAATTTCACCTTTGTGCCAGTAGATTTCTGGAATAACTTTTCCAGTTTTAGCATCAAAGATTTTAGTTACATCTAAAGGCGAATGATTTGGCATGTCTTCACCTTTAACCAAAATACCGTCTTTAATAGCCTGTTTAATGGCGGTAGTATCAAGCTCACGTGGTTTCAGATACTCTTCAGGAACATCTTTAAGCTTTGCACCCTCGATAGAACCTATCTGAATCTGACCAGCCTGGATGCCAGCAGAGAAAAGGTCAGTCTTAAACTTTTTCATCTTCAGGTTATCCATACACCACTGCAGTGTGCCCTGGAGACAGCGTGAACGTGTCTCAAAGCTTTTAGCGCGTTTAGAAAGGCGGTCCATTTCATCCTTATGAATCTTACGCTCAGCTTCTACGCCCTCAGCCTGCATTTTAAGATTTTTAATGTACTTACAGTAAGAGTCAAACTTTTTGTGGAACTCAGCTTCTGATACATTAAACCATTCACGGATTGTAGCCATTTCCTCTTCAGTAGGATCACGTGGATTTCCATCCTCGTCTACAAGTCCTTCTACCAGGTCGTAAAGACCTTTAATGTCGCTTGTGATTTCGTACATTGTACTCATGCGTTTTCTCCCTGTCAAAAGATTAGATTTAATACCGTAGTATTTTTCCCTTGACATTTAATAATATAATGCCAGTGAAATAAAATGTCAAGCAAAAAAGTGAAAAAAAATTAAAAAAAATACGCTATATATAAATAAGAGGTACCACATGAATTTCGATAAAAATTATTTTATGACCGCTATTTCAGAATTGAAGGGTTATACTGATAAGAAACTTGCAAAATACCGCCGCAATTACAGACGTTATTGCTACACTCCATACGCAGCTCTTGAAAACATTAAAAACCCATCTGAAATTGGATTTTTCCAGGGGAACCCTGAAGTACCGTCTGAGGAAGATACAACTACAACTCCAGAAATCAACGTAATTAAATCTACTACAGATACACTTACTTCTAAAATTGCACAGTCAAAAGTACGTCCATTCTTTAACTGTGTTAACGGTTCATTTAAGGACATTCTTGTAGTAAAACAGGCCCAGCAGTATTTCGATTTGTTCTTTGACCTGGTAAACACAAATAAGACAGTTTCAGAAGCTTTCCGCGCCGCTTGTATTTTCGACACTGGTATCATGTATGTCGATGATGAAAACATCAATATCCGTGGTGCATTGCCTTGGCAGGTTCACTTCAGACCAGCTGAAATGACTTATGGAAAATTGACCAGATGTTATTATGAACAGAATGATTATCCAGTAACACTCTTACCTAAGAAAATCCTGGATGAAAACAAGGATGCTCTTGCAAATTACGAGTTTGTAACTTACGGATTGTACTACGATACTTACCATCATAAAAAGGTGGTTTACATCAAAGAAATCGCTTATTGCGATATCCGTGAGTTTAATTCAGATTTGTTACCTTTTGTGTTCTTACACTACAACTCTCCAATCCTTGGTGACAGCTCAGAATCAATTGTTGATATGCTCAATTCTATTCAGCTTGAAATTGATAACCTCATGGCTAAGATTTCAGATGCTTCTCAGCTTAATCCGGCAAATACATTCTTCTTACCAGAGGGTTCATCTGTCAAAGCCAGTCAGATCTCGAATCGTATTGGTAACGTAATTGAATACCGTCCATCTCCTAATATGACCACTTCTCCAGTTACCGTTGCAACTCCAGCATTCATAAATGACCAGTACATGGCAACTGTTGAAAAGCTTAAACAGACAGCGTTCGAAATGGTAGGTATTTCGCAGCTCTCAGCAATGAGTACAAAACCAACTGGACTTGATTCCGGCATCGCTCTTCAGAGTATGGAAAACATTGAATCTGACCGTTTTGAAACTCAGCTGAATCAGGTCATCCGTGCTTACGTTGACCTCTCGAAAGTTTGTATCGCAGTATTCCCACAGGATGAAGATATATTGCCAGAAAATAAAACACGCCGCTCAGTTAAGTGGCATGACATTATTACTGAATCTAAGAATATGTCTATCCAGTATTCCGGCGCGGATGCTCTCTCTAAAGACCCATCTGAAAAACTTAAACAGCTTCAGATGCTGGCTCAGGCAGGCGTTATTCCTACATCTCGTATCGCTCAGTTTATTGAAATACCAGATTTGCAGTCAGGTTATTCTCTTACAAACAATGCTATCAATGCTGTTATGACTCTTATCGAACAGTGCATTAACAATGATGTTATGGAAGTACCGGAATTCATACCATTCCAGATGCTCAAAGAAGAAATCATCAATACTCAGCTTTCGCTTTACTCAGCTAACCCTGAGAGAAATATTGATGACATTGAAAAGCTCAATGAACTTTATGCACTTGCTGAAGAAAAAGAGCAGAAATGGATTGATGAAACAAACGACCTTAACAATGCTGCTAACAATGCAAATAACCAGAACCAGGATGTTCCAGTTCCAGCTGCTGAAAACGTTCTTACTCAGGAAGCAAATATGCAGGCAGCTCCTGGCGGTGCCCCGGAAGTAGCTCAGAGTGATTTAGACGTTGCGGCAAATGGTGCTCAGCCTGGAAATTGGAATGCAGGTGTATAAAAAATAATACACTTTTTTCGCTATATATAAATGAGAGCGGATGTTATTCGCTATATATAATAAAAGGATAATATTTTTTGTAAAGAGGTAATTCAAATGGAAGAAGCTGAACTTTGGGAAGTATTAAGCTCCTACAAGAACGCCCTTGATAATATCGTTGAAAGATTAACTCAGCTGGAAACAAACAACCAGGAGTGGAAACAGGAAATTGATGGTCGCATCAATGAGCTGAATAACACAATCTTTGAAGGTATTCTCAACCCGGCAAAAGAAGCAATGGCCGCAGCTGAACATGAAGAAGCTTTCAATGGTTTCAAAGAGAGACAGGGTGACAAGTTCGCTCCATATCTCGACTCAACTCGCGCAATCGAGGGTGAGGATTTTGACCTCATGAAAGAAGCTTTTGATAACTATTCAGCAATGGAAGGTGACAAGCCATCTGAAGATGAATACGTTGAAGTGTTGCTGCAGAAAGTAGCTGACCAGGTTAACACTATTAAAGGTGTACTTGGAGCCGAAAAGGTTGAAATTGAAGCTAAGCCTGATGGTGAAGTTGAAGTAAAAGCTGACGGTAAGGAAGTTGAAACTCCAGACGAAGGTGCTGCTGGTGAAGGTGCCGCTGAAGGTGTTGAACTTGTTGATGACGAATCAGCTGAAGACAATCCTGAAGACGTAGAAGCTCTTGAAAAAGAACTTGAAGCTTATAAAGGCTAAGGTGGTACGGCATGGAAGCAAATCTTAAAATCGACCATGCTGTAGTAGACGGTGCTGGCCAGATTGTTGACATAACAGTTAATGGCCAGAATCTTACAGCCGGTGCCGAGATTCAGAATAACAAAAATGCAACTATCAATGTTGCAAATTATACAGATCCAGTTGAAATCAGACCAGCTACAGGCAAGGATGCCATGAAAAAGGTTACGGTTACACTGGAAGATATCCCTAGTGGTGGTAGTGCAAATGCTTATGCATGGAAAGATGGTAATGATAATATTATTTATACATCTTTTGCAGAATCTCCAGCTGACCAGACAGCACTTAATGAAGAGTGTTTACTTATAGCTTCAAGCGTTATGCATGTTGTATCTTTTGCAGATACGCAGGCAGTTTATGCCAAAGTTGATGCTAACACATTCACAATGACACAGATTGATGTAACAACAACTTACATCAGAGATTCTAGTGCTGATTTCACCTTATGGGTTGCTGGAGAGACACCAGTAAATCCTGGTGATTAAAAAAAATGACTATTTAGTGATAAGTCTGGATTGATCCAGGTGTATAAATAATTAGACAGTGCTGATACTGTTGGGATAAAATGGATTTTAATCGGTTGAAATGCCGGTTGAATATAAAAACTATAAAAATTTTTTAAGAGGTGAATAGCATGGCAGGTGTAAGTGCTTCACAGAGCATTCTTTCGATGCTCAAAGTATGGTACAAAGACGGCGTTTCAAACCTTATGTTTAGAAACTCTCCGACTTTGAGAAAGCTGAACAAAGTTCGTGTTGAAGGTAAGTCACAGAACTTCTCAGCAATGTATGGACGTGGTGGTGCGGTAGGTGCATCATTCACAGCAGCTAAACAGCGCGCTCAGAATACAGCTCGCAACGTAGAGTTCGAAGTAATTCCAGGACAGATTTTCTCTGTTTATACTGTCAACTCTAAAGAAGTACAGGCATCGCTTTCAAAGCGTGGCGCATACATGCGTGTAGCCGGTGCTAAAATGTTTGCAGCATCTGAAGGATTCCGTAAGACAATGGCAGCAGCCCTTTTCGGACGCGGTTACGGTGAATTGTGTACAGTTCCAAGTGGCGTTACTTCTATCGCTACAACTGGTACTGATGTTACATTCCCTAACGATGCCATCATGAAGATTGATATTGATACACACCTTGTATTCAAGGCAACTATCGCAACTTCTACTGTCATCGGTGAAGCTGTTGTAAACAGTATTAATGGTAACACTGTAAATCTCTCAGCTGTTTCAGCTGCAATTACAGTAACTCCAGGAGACATCATCTGTCTCGCTGATTCTATGGACTCAGCTGGTAATCCAAACTTGCCAGTAGGTCTCGATGCATGGATTCCAGCCGTAGCTAACCGTACCGGTGCTACTTGGACAACTTACATCGGAACAAAGTTCATGGGTGTAACACGTAACGTTTGTGCTGACCGCCTTGCAGGTGCATTCGTACTCGGTGGTGCAACTGACCCTATCAAAAAGACCGTTCAGGAACTTTTGATGAAGGTTCGCCGCCAGGGTTCAGAAGCTGATATGATTGTTATGAACGATGAAGACTGGCTCGCTCTTGCAGAAGAGATTGCTACTTCAAACACATACTTCACTCAGACTGCAACAAAGGAAAAGAAAAATGCTGCTGTTGGATTCTCAGCATTCACAGCATCATTCTCTACAAGCTACGTAGAAAATATCATTGACGATCCATATTGCCCTCGCAATAAGGTGTATATCCTCGACAGCTCAGCTGTTGAATTCTGGTCTTACACTAACGTGGACAAGCTTGATGACGGCGTAGCTGGTAACAACGCTGGAAAACAGGACCCAATGACAATGGATGGTGATGGAAAAGAGAAAGACCCTTACGGTCTTATCATTGACGATTACCTCAATGTTCAGCCAGGTTCAGGTTCTACAGACGGCCCTGATACTGACGTAACACTTCAGTGTTTCGGTTCATTCGTTGTAACAAACCCATCTGTATGTGGTGTAGCTATTCTTAAAGCTAACACAGCTTACATCGGTTATACAGCGTAGTAGCAACCGCGTAGCGTGATTAAAAGGTGGTAACTCAAGTTGCCACCTTTTTTTTATACTCGCTATATATAAATGAGGTGAAAATATGGATGGTCAGACAGTAGATACAGGATTACATGCCGTAAAGATGGCAATAGCAGGAGTGATTTACCTTGCTCCACTCGCAGCTTTAATCTGGAAGGTAAGTAAAGCTGATTCTCAGATAAAAGACAATCAGAAAGAAATAAAAGAGCTAAAGGAAATGTGCATGAAAGACGTGACTTCTAAGCAAGTACCTTTACATGAAACTCGACTGGAAAATCTGGAGAGAGACTTAAAGGCAGAAAAAGAGCGAGCATCACGCATGGAAGATGCTATAGCTCAGTTATCAGGCGATGTAAGAGAAGTGTCTACAAAAATAGACATCTTATTAAATTATCAGGTGGAAAAAAATGGAAAAACCAGCTGTAGAAAAAACCAGTAAATTAAAATCAGTAAAACTGTGGATTACTATATGGGCCATCACAATGATTTCCTATATCGTTTTCACAAATAAAACTGAGTTTTACGGTATTGCACAGATGCTGTGCTCAGTACCATTATCATACGTTGTAGCCAACGTAGCACAAAAAGCTATCTACAAAAAATACGAATCAAATGAAGAGGTAAAGTAACATGGAATACTCTCAGACAGAAACACTCAAACCGAATGAAGAAAAAGGTTTAATTCCGGCAAATTATAATGATACTCTTGAAACTGCAATGCAGGAAATCGGTGCCCTTAGAGGTGAAGTAAATGCACTTGATTCAAAAGTTGATGGACTTGATACAAGCGTAAATACTCAGTCTGTAAACGCTCAGAGCGTTTCTGGTCAGACCATTACTGGTAATTCTGTAAGTGCTAATACACTCACTGGTAATGAAGTTAATGCTGGAGAGGTAAACACTACAACTCTCAATGCATCTGGAAAAGCGTCTGTAAAACAGCTGGAAGTAAATGATGACATCAAAGCTGATTCAGCTGACATTGATGACATTACATCTAATACCTTAAAAACTGGAACCCTGGAAGCTACAACTCTTAATGTAAACGATTTCAATGTAAACAACCTCGATGTCCAGGATATAGACGTTGATGACGTTACTGCAAATCAGCTCACAGCTACTGAAGCTGGAATTGATGATGCTACTATCACAAATGCTGATATCCAGGAAGCTGACATCCAGGATGCTGATATTGAAACTCTTGATGTAACAGATACTCTCAATGCAAAAGATGTAAATGTTACTGGTGACTTAGACATTAAAAACCTCACTGGAAAAGAAATTGCAGCTGGCGATTTCATCTCTAACAATAATTCAGGTAACACTATTGCGGTTACCGAAGACTGTTTTATCGGCATAAAACCAGCTGTTTCAAGTGAAGTAAGATTCATTCTCAAAGACTCTAGTAATACTAATCTTTTGACTGGTAGTGTGGCAATAAATGAACCAGAGACTGGTAAACCAACTCTCAGAATTTCATACTTCCACAATAATGCCGTATCGGATATTTATGTAGATACTGACGGAAACCTCTGGTTTAAACTTGAACCTGGCATTCGCGGTACTCTCTATTTCTCTACTTTCGGTATGGAAAAAATTATTCCAGAAACTGACTCGGTAGTAAATCCACCGTTCGATACTACAACAGCTGACCATTACGTTGTAACTGAAGATTCCGGTCTTATCGTTTTCTCTCTTGCAAATGTGATTATTGATTCAGAGCTGGAAGTAACAAAAGATACTGTTTTTCACGGTAATGTAAGGGTAGAAGGTATTCTCAGTATTGCTGGACTGGAAGCTGAACATGCAAGATATCTCGGCGAATCAGAATATGTAACAGCTGATGAAAATGGTGTTATTGAAGCAAAAGGTGCCGAAATTGATGGTGACATCAATGCAACAAATATTCATGCAGAAAATGGAATTGATGCTGATGGTGACGGCAGCGTAGGCGGTGATTTTAACGTTGGTAAAGACATTACTGCTATTGGTGATATTACAGGTAAAAATCTTAATCTCTCTGATGATGCAACTATCGGTGGTGATATTAGTGTTACTGGAGACGCTGCTGTAGGTGGAGACCTCACAGTTTCTGGTACGATCAACGGAAATCTTTCAGGAAGCGTAACTGGTGATGTTACAGGAAATCTTACTGGTAATGTTACCGGAGACGTTACTGGAGATGTTACCGGAGATTTAACTGGAAACGTTACTGGTGATGTAACTGGTAATGTAACTGGAAATGTTACCGGTGATGTGACTGGTAATGTAACTGGTGATTTAACTGGTGACGTAACCGCTGAAGATGTTTCAACAGATACTCTTGAAACCACAGGAAATGCATCTGTTGGTGGAAAATTATCGGTAAGTTCGTTAAATGACGCTACAAAGTATAAATATCTTTTCGAAGGTTATAGAGATGGAAACGTACTTATCCATGATGCTGAAGATGTAGCAGCTTGCATTTTCACAAAGCGTCCGTTAAGTACTAATACTGTATTTGTATCTAATGAAGCTGAGCTTATCAGTGCATTAACTAATGCATCTGTTTCATACATAGCAATAACAGCTGACATTACAATAAATGAAGATGTAACTTTTAGTGGAATGAAACAGATATATGGAACTCCGAAACCTAATGCTGGAAGTAAGATGACCTTACGTTTCAAAAAACTTACAGGCACAAGTTCAATTTACTTCTTTGATTTAATTCTCTCTAACACTGATACTTCATGGAGTATGGAGTGTAATTTCAACATGTTAAATCTGGATAATTGCGATGTAAGTGGTGTAAAGTACAAACAGATTTATACCGCTGTAGACTGTACAATCTCTGGTAGAGTAGGATATTCATCTACTTATCTTAATCCTACAAGTGATTACCCAATGAAGATTTATAATGCTAAAAACTGTACTTTTGGTTATCTTTGGATTACTGATGATTATTTCTGGGAATTAAGAGAAGTACATGGATGTTCTTTCAAAGAAATTGTGTTCAGGTATACTCCATCTTCAGTAAGTACACCTACAAATGTTTATATTAAAATCTCAAACGGTTCGTATACGATAAATGATTGTGATTTTAACTTTAAGGTATACCAGAATAGCAACGTACTTAATCCAATTGAATATTTAATTCTTGCTGATATTAGTTCGTATTCCACAGATGATTATCGTAGCAAGTACCACATATTCGAAAAATGTAATTTCAAGTTTGATCTCGCAGATGTTGCAAGTTCAAGCAGACCACCTTTATGTCTGTTTAAGTTCAGAAACAGCTCTAGTTTCAAGAATCTTGGACTTGCCAAGAATTGTAATTTCTTGATTTCCGGTACAAGGTCTTATAGTTACCAGCAGACTGTTTTAGCGGTATTCAACTTTGGAATAAACAGAGATGTAAGTTTTGAAAATAACTCAGTTAATTTCAACTCTAACGGTTGTAACGCTTGTGTCTTCTCAACTTCAGAAGCTCAGGGTGCTCAGGCATATTCTAACTGGGTAGGCGGTATACGTAATAACAAGTTTATGGTACCTCGCTCTGCCGGAACCGGAACAGAAATTGTAAAAATGGTTACAGGCAGCAATTTTGTTATCATCGGTTTTACAGGAAACAAGATTGAATATAGTGAGTACAATGGTTTTTCTTGTATAAACGGTATCAAAAACAATATAATCGGTTTATTAAGTCCAGATGAACTTGTAAACGATTCTGCAAACTCTACAGCCGTATCAACAAGTAACAACGCTTATAATTATAACAATTATTATTCTAAAGGATAATTTTTAGAGGTGATATAGCATGGCTAACAACAAAGCTCAGAAAATTACACTGTCTCTTGATGCTCCGCTTAATATGAACAAAAACAAAGCGGAGATCAGGAATTTTGATACTTTTAACGAAAAGAATTGCCCAGTGTACGGCGGATGTCTTTCTCCATTATTCAAAAAAGAAGAGGATATTGGTAATGTTCATACCTACTGGGATAAAGAAGGTAATTACTGGGATGTAAAACTTTCCGGTGGTACACCATACCTTTTTAAGAACGGTGTAAAAATTGACAACGCTCCACAGATGGGCAAAGCATATTCTCGTAGTAAGTTTAACAAAGAAGTTATTTTTTGCAGTCCAAGCATCGGAAACAGAAGCAGCCTTCTTTATTTTTACATTGATGGTGCCAAAATAAAGTGTAACGCTCCAAAAGGTTCAGATGTAAACGCTATTGAATTACTCTCTTTTGACAGCACTTATAAGTGGTGTTTCAAAGTTGTAATGCTCGATGATGTATCAAATACATACGCTTTAATTGCCTGGAGAAATGGGTATATTAAAATTAGAACGTTCCTTGTCTTGAACTCTGGTACTTATGATGCTCCTAATATAGGATTAACAGCAATAACACTTTACGAAAAATCATCAAGCTCTCTTACCCTGGGTGATGACGCTCTTACACCTTTTATCAATGCTGGTATTCTTGCAAAAAGAAATGGCGCGACAGCAGCATGGGAACAGTTTGAGGACCCTAATACAAACAAGTTGCAGCTTGCAATTTCTGTTATTCCTAATAAAGGATGTGGAGTAACCGTAAATGACGAGCAGCCAGCTGTAAATCTGGTAACATCTACTTTATTTCCTACAAGCGATTCAGACGTAGTTATTTGGAATAGGAATACCTGGTGGGATGAAGATACTAGTCAGTGGAGTTCTAATTTCAAGTTTGATGATACAGGAGCTGGTTTAAGTGTAGGTTCACACATTATTCCAACTTTCTGTTTTATTGAAATACCTTCAGGTTCAATAACTACTGCAAAGTATGCACATACACCTCATTTAACTCCAGCTTATCTGGGTGACCATACAAATGACCGTGTAATATCCTACGGTAGTGATAAGGCAGCTCAGCATTTTTATTTTGGTTATTTTGCTCTTATCGGCGGAAAAACAGTTTCTGGTGGTGTTGTAACTTTCACCGCGGCAGCTTTCTGGGCCGAACGTGATAAAGGACCCGGTGCAAGTGCTCCATTCCCTAACTGCATAAACTCTTTTGAATTGTGGCCTGGTTACTACTCTCAGAATGTTATTGTATCTCGCGACCCTCAGAAGTCTGACAACAGACAGTCTACAATCCCTTTATGGCGTACAGTTACAGACCTCTCTCAGCTTACAGATGCTGATTACAGTGGTTCATGGTTATTCACAATGCTCTTCAAGAATACAAATCCAGGAGAGTACATGGTACCAGCTACTTCTAAAGCTCAGTACCCTATGGGTTATGAAATTGCCGCAGGATATTACGGCTCTTATAGGATTTGTGTAAACGGTTATAACGGAAATGCTGCTATCACAATTGCTTCATTGTATGGCAACTTACTCGTAAACGTTGATGACATTGATACAGAATTCTCACCTATCACTCTTACTGATATTAATGCTATTTTGTACAAATCTGTAGATGGAAACTTCTATGTATTAAACAGTGACGTAGACCCTTTTGTTTACAGCATTATAAATGACAGATTCGTTTTAATTAAATCTGATACAGTTTTTAATGCTTATGACATTGAATTGGATAAATGGCATAACTGGACAAGTGCATTCCACAACAATTACACAATAAAAGGTTTGACTCTTAAACTTAATGCAACTGTAGGTCAGCATGGTGATTATACATCCGGTGAAACTTTGGTTTATGAAAAAGGTGTAGTACCTTTAAGCTTCTCAGTAATTGTTGCATCTCAGAATAACAGATACACAATAAACTCTATGCCGTTTATATCAACTCAGTGGGCACCGGTTACCGTTGTAGGTAGATTCTTTGAAAAAAGTGCTACACCTACATTTATAAACGCTGAAGACGTACAGTTCTATTTTGGTTCTACTGGATCTGATTTCGTTGGAAATAACACTGCATCTCTGGAACCTAAGTACTCACAGTCTTATCGTTATAAAGCTGGTGGTCAGCCAGTTTTGTACAATGACAACTCTCTTGTAGATATCACTTTCCTCATTGAAGAAAATATGTTACAGGCTCCATCGCTGCTGTCAGAGTTGATTGAAATGTATAACAACAAATATTATATCAGCAACGGTACAAAAAAGTTCTACTACCTTGAACAGTATAACGTATCACAGATTCTTGGTTCACGCATGTTATCATTTATTGAGGATATAGATGCTTACTTCATAATCCAGGGAATGCCTTACGTAGTAACAAAAGGTTTTATTGCAAGTGCTAATCTGGTAAACGGAGTAGTTCAGTCAGTAGATGTTGTAACACCTATTCGCGGCTTGCACTTTATAGGAGCTACACCAAAAGCAGCATATTTCTTCTCAAAATTCTCACGCCGTATAAGTGTGTTTACTGGAGATATTATTCTGTCTGATATCATTGAAGCTTCTAATATCCAGGAGATTTATAGGTCATTCTATATTCCGGCCATCAATTTGCTGATTATGTCAGTAAAAGAAAATGACAGATATTATGCTTATTTATTCCCGGATGGTAACTTCTACCGTATCGAAATGGATGCTCCGATTTTAAGATGTCTTTACTCAAATGAAGATGAACTTATTATCACAAAAGACAACTCAGACATCATCATTGACAATAACTGTCTTAAACTCAGATATGAACCTAAAACAGGGTTTGAGAAGATGCCAATAAAACTGGCAACTTCATTCTACGGTTTAGGAAATGAAAATACCGCAGTATTTGACTGTTGGTACATTCGTTTGTATTCTCAGGATAGAAAAGCTGGAAAGCTTAAACTTTCAGTAAATACACTTACAAATATCGGTGTAAAGTCTCAGCGCAAAGTTGTTGAAGTAACATCTCAGATGTTCGATAAAGAAACTGGTACAGCACTGGTAAGATTCCAGCCACAGTTCCAGGCAGCGGCTGGTATGCAGCTTGATATCGAAAGTGATACTCCGATCTCAGAGATTGTTGTATCGTATCAGCCTGATACAACTCAGAATAGCTCTATTAATATTTAGTGAGGTGACAGTATGAATATACCAAGAGTAAAAGATACGGATGATATTCGTGAACTCGTAAAAAGCATAAATGCCACAATTGCGGCAATAAACAAGGCCCTGGATGCTCTGGAGAAAAAACAGGCAGATAAAAAATAAGCATTTAAGCAAGTTACAGTCAAATAAAAATCCATGCCAGTAGACTGCTGGTGTGGATTTTTTTTATACCCTAAAACGCGTTAAAACGGCCCTAGAATCGCTTCAAAACAACTCGGTAATGATATTTGTCCAAAAAGGTTAAACACCCTCGATTTTTTCAATCCTAGAGCGGTTTCCGGGGCTTTTTGCGGCGCGGATTTCCTGGGAAAAACGCAATACTGATAATTATATTAATAACTTATCTTTTTGTATTAAAAATATAAGAGAGAGAGGTGAGTAAGCAAATAGCCGTCAAATAAGAAATGGCGAAATGTATTTCGCGAAATGTATTTCGCTACTTGGCGAAATGTATTTCGCATGACGCGAAATGGGTTTCGCTAAATGGCGAAATGTATTTCACCCAATAATATAATAATAATATACATAAACTATAACTAATAATATATTCATATTTCTTACGAAATATGAATGATTGGAATTAAGGATTTTTGGATAAAAAATATTTTTCAAAAAAAAATAAAAAAAAATACTTGACAATTAATATTTTATGCATTACTTTATAATCAAGACTACTAAGCAAGGGGGTAAGTCACATGGCAGGGATTCCTGTATTAGTTATGGGTAGAAGCGGCACTGGTAAGTCATGCTCTCTCCGTAACTTCAAAAAAGACGAGCTTTCCATTATTAATGTTAATGGCAAAAAGCTTCCGTTCAAAAATGATTTTCAGAAAATCTACGTTTCTGATAATCCACAAAAAATTATTATGGCTCTCAAAAAAGCTCCTACTCCGGTCATCGTTATTGATGATTCTCAGTACATCATGGCAAACGCTTTTATGAGAAATGCTCTGGTTAAAGGGTTCGATAAGTATAACCTGATTGGCAAGGACTTTTGGGATATCATTTATGCAATCCGTGAATTGTCTGATGATAAAATCGTCTACTTCCTTCACCATGAAGAGACAGACGATTCTGGAATAACTCATGCCAAAACTCAGGGAAAGCTTATTGATAATCATGTAACCCTGGAAGGAATGTTTACAATCGTTCTTAGAACTTTTGTTCAGGATGGGTTCTACGGTTTCTCTACTCAGAATAGTGGTACCGATACCGTTAAGTCACCAATGGGAATGTTCGCTGATGTAAAGATTGAAAACGACCTTTATCTGGTTGATTCTACAATCCGCGAATATTATAATATGCCAGCTATCCGCAAAGCTGAAGAAAAAGCTGCGGCAAAATAAATTAAGTGCGTGCCATGTCCGCCTTGTAGACTGGCAAGGAGAATTGCCCTATGGGTTTCATTAATACTTACACACCGGAAAACTACGCTGTAGTTTTTGATTGTCCAGATGGAGAAAACCAGCTCAAAATCGCTGGAGCTAGACTTGCTCAGACTAAGGAAACTGGCAAGCAGATGATTGAGGTAGCTTACAAGGTAAAGGATTGCCCTGGATTCTACTATGACCGTTTCGTGGAAGGTGATAACTTCAATAAGTTCATTACCAAGTTCTTTGATGCATTCAAAATTCCTCGCGGTAATTTTGATTTCGGCACATGGAAGGACCATTACGGAAAAGGTTTCTTCGCTCATGAAGATTCTCAGTACATCAATGCTTATGGCGAAACTAAGGTTTCACATAAAGCTATTCTGAAGTATCTTATTGTCGAAGGTGATGCCGCTCCTGCCGCTCCTGCAAAAACCGCGCCGGTAGCTGGTATGACTACAGCTGCTCAGGTTACTGCTCCTACTGCTCCTGCTGCTCCTAATGCAGCTCCTGCATCAACTGGAAGTGATTTCCCTGAAGATATTCCGTTTTGATTTACCGATTCAAGTACAAATCCTTCTTGACGTGTTCAAGGGAGTATTGGTAGTATAGACGGTGCTCTCTCTCATTCCAGGGAGAGAGCATTATTTTCGGGGGAATTATGAAACCATATTTTATTGCTATTCAGTCATGGATGATTCAGAAGTATAATCTTAAAAATACAGAATTACTTGTCATGGGCGTTATCGCTGGTTATACAGAGCATGATGATAATTCCGAGAATAAAAATATCGGATGGTGCGGTTCCACTAAAAAGCTTGCAAACATGCTTAATTGCAGTGAGCGCATGATCCAGATTGCTTTGAAAAATCTTAAAGACAAAGAATATATTACTGAAGGTGTGTATACTTTTGTAGACACCGGAAAGACTATGCCTTTATATAAAGCTGTAATTCCCGATGTAAAGTATGAAACTGAACCAAATGTCACTGAAAAGAAAAAAACACAGAAAACCGTAAAGGAATGTAAAGAACCGAAAGAAAAGTCAGGTAATGCACTTTTCAAGGAAGCTTATCAGCGAGTGGTAGATATTGGTTATAAAACCAAAGTTCTTCCAACGTATATCCAGGCAATGAATTCAGCTCTTATTAACACTCGTATTAAAACGTTGTTGGATAAGGGTGTTACACCTGAGATGGCTGAAAAAGTTTTTATGAGAATGCTTACTGATAACTTTTGCGTTCAGAAACTTGGATTTGGCTTAGCAGCATTGACGAGTGAAGGTATTTTCTGTAAGGTTCTTAATGAGGTCCAGGCATCTACTTCTGTAGAACGTCCTAAGTTACCTCAGAAAAAAGTCTGTCCAAAATGTGGCAAGGACACTCTGGATGGAGATGGCTTATGCCTTATTTGTGATGAAGAGTTGATTAGTCAGAGATTAGACAGGGAGATTTTTGGAAATGGTAACTACGAAAGATGAACGTGTTCTTAAATGTGAACAGACAGTTTTGGGCCAGATGATTCTGGACAATTCAGTAATTCCACTTGTATATGACGTTGTAAAACCAGCTTGCTTTGAAAACAGAGTAAACGCTGATATTTTTACAGCAATATACAAACTATATTCTTCAGGCGTACATGTGGATTACGTATGCCTTGTTAATGAACTCCCTAAAGTTGATGTCATGTACATTTCAACACTTGCTGATGATGTGGCAAGTGCCGCTAACTGGCGTTTTTATGCTGAAAAGATTAAAGATGCTTATATGCTCAGGTCGATTAATCGTATCTCAGCTGAAACCCAGGAAGAGATCAAAAATGGTCTCATGAGCAATGTATCGGCCCAGGAAATCTATAATAACATGGAATCGAAACTTGCTGAGCTGACAACTAATACATCCAGCTGTCAGGTTACAGGCTTCAAAGAACTGGTCGAGATGGAAGCTGGTCAGATCCAGAGATACATCGAAAACAAAAAACAATGGTTAGGATATGATACCGGATTTGAGCAAATCAATGATATTATCGGTGGTCTTCAGTCAGTGTTTATGATTATTGGTGCTCGTCCATCTATGGGTAAAACAGCTCTCGCTCAGCAGATAGCATGGTCTCTCTCTAAACAGGCTAAGGTGTTATTTGTAGAACTTGAAATGTCGGGCCGTCAGGTAAGTGAGAGATTTGTTTCTCACCTCACACGTATTCCTTTTGGAAAAATCCGCTCAGGTTTACTCACAGAAAACATGGTGCATCGCATTATCGGTCAGATGCAGAATATGGCTGAAAATGAAAACTTTGTACTTGGAGAGTGCCGTAACCGTAGACTCTCAGATATCGTAAATCTTTGTAGACAGCAGGTTCGTAATAATGGCGTAAAGATTATCTTTATCGACCATATCGGTCTTATTCATTCAGATGTCAAAGGTCAGTCATGGGAAAATGCCAGGGCTGTAATTGACGCTCTCCAGCAGCTTCGCCTGGAACTGGATGTTCCTATCGTAGCTCTCTCTCAGCTGTCGCGTGAAAACGAGGGTAAAAAAGACCCTGACCTGGCATCATTCCGTGGATCTGGCGCGGCTGAAGAGGATGCTGACATCTGTTGTTTTATCAATCGTGACCGTGCTCATGAAGTTCATGATACCGATATTCCAACAGAGTTTGTTGTAGCTAAGAACCGTGATGGCGCGGTCGGTGCCGCTCATTTAATCTTCAAGCCAGAGATTGTTACCTTCGAAGAGGATAAGGACGGAGAGCTTGCTAAAGCTTCTACTCCAGTTGCTTTCCCGAAAAAAGAAGAGACTAAGACTGAAGTTCCTAAAGAACCACCAAAACCAGTTGAACCACCAAGACAGGAAGCTTTATGGCCTGACGATGATTCTGGCGAAAACTACGATATTTTTTAATTTTTTTTAAGAAAAAGCTTGACAAACCGATTGTCAAGCTTTATTATTATAATAGATTCAAGTTAAGGGGGAATCGAATATGAAAACTATGTATCAGAAATTACAGGACGAATGCGACAAGAGCATTCAGGAAATCACACAGTTTAAGGACACAATGCCTAATACTGCAGCTTGTCTTTTGGAACGTGTAAACGAGAAGAGAGAAGCTATGATGAACATGACAGTAGCTGAAGCTTCTAAGGCGGTTTGGTAATGTGCGGCAAAAAGATTTATGAGAAATCTGAAGCGGCGTATGTGGTGAATTTCG